GCCAACATTGGAAACATGGCTGGTCTCGCTATTGACCCTGAATCACCTGGATCAAGCAACACACCGGGTTCACGCATGAGTATGCAAACCCAGCAGTTACCTATGTATTAACTAGTACATGTATTACAGACTGCTAAAATTTAATGTAGATAGGACTTTTTGTCCGATCTTTCATCCGACAAAACTATTCCTGCGAACTGGAGGATAAAAGACTGTGTTCTTAGACAACGATTTTCCTAAAATTTTAGGAGCGGAACTATACCGCCCTCATCCCGCTTACATTTGCGAAATGGCCGTTGAGCCTGTGGTCGTTCACGACTTCACCTCACAGCCTGGTCAAACTGTACAGTTGGATCGCTACAAGTTCTGGGGAACGCCCGGCACCAAAGATAGCCGCGAGCGTATCTCAGACCAGACTATTGGTACTGCTAATAGCCGCAACATCACTAAAGAAAAAGTGCTTGTTGTGCTTAAAGAGTACACCGGCCCTGCGGACCCAAGTGATCCTACACAGCCTTCTACCTTTAAGATTGCTCGTGAAACTCTGATCACTGCTCAGCGTTTGCTGCTTGATACGGGCAACCTGAACATGTTCCACCAGTCCATCGGTAGCTTGACGCTGCTTGATGACTATCGTCGTTGGCGTGACCGCGTCTTCATTGACGAACTTGCCAAAGCAGAAGCACAAGGTCAATCATCTTCTACCCAAGGTGGTTACTACTTTGCAGGTGATAAGGCCAAGGATACACAAGGCCGTGTTTCTTATACAGCTGCAGAATATACTGCACAAGTACAACAGTTCTCTGTTCGTACCGACCTTCTTGAAGTCGTAAAAGATCTTCGTAAGCGTAACGTACCAACCTTCGCTGATGGTTTGTATCGTTGTATTTGCGATCCCGTGTTCATGATGCATCTGCGTCGTGACGAAGACTTCCGTGAGATTGCTCGCTACGCAGGCAATCCTGGACAAGGCATGTACATGGCTAACCCCATGATGCCTAATAACTCCAGTTTCTACATGGGACCACAAGCTGGTCAAGGTTATTTCCTTGCTGGTGAGCCCGTCATGCCTACTGGCGTTCAGTTCGAGGGTGTTAAGTTCTTCGAGTCAACTAACTTCCCCAATAAGAGTCTTAGTGCATCGTTTGATGCAGGTGCTAATTATGCTTCTGAGGAAGTTGCACAAGGCTACTTCTTTGGTCCTCAGGCAGTTGGTGTTGGTATCGGCGGTCCAAACGCACAAGTGCTCATCAACAACAACGATGACTTTAGTCGCTTCATCATCTTGATCTGGCAACTGTATGCAGGTTTCGAGGTTCTGAACAAGGACTTCATTACCAATGCATTCAGCTTCCTCTCTGACGATGGCGTGGTGTAAGTTATATCTATAAACCTCTATTGAGAATGTAAATGGCATACTTATCTGCTAAGAAAATCTATCCAGCCGACATGGCTGAGCCACTTAATGGCTGGTATCAGAATATCGATACAAATGGTGGATCTACTAACAATGCTTCAGCGGCTGGCCCTACTTCTGTACTGGCCAATCCTGGTTGGCGTTTCTTCCAGTTACGTGGTTACGTTCCTGTAACCAATGCTTCTGGTGACGGTTATGTGACCACTGCTGAAGTCATCATCCCTTCTCCTTACAAGAATGATGATACTCGTGTAAACATCACTGGTATGGTTGTCGGCGCTACTGCTGATCGCCCTGCTTATGTTTATCGTTCTTCTGTTTCAGTCGCCAGCGGCTGGGGCGATGGACGTGTCTCTCTTGATGGTCTCACCACTTCAGGTGCCACTCAAGTGATCGGCTTCGGTCCTGGTACTACTTCCGCTCCTACCACCTTCTCTGGTGTTGTACAAGGTGCTAACGTCACCGCTGTATCGAACAACATCCCTGCAGGCACAGGCGGCCTGGGTACCAACCCCTTCCAGACTGCTACGACTTTGACCACCCCGATGCTCTATAAGGAGTACACAGCTGATCAAACGTTCCGCGTCTATTCAAAGGCAGCTACTAACTCCACCTCTACCAATGGTGGCTGGGCTATCTCTGACGCTGATAAAGCAGCTGGTCGTTATGGTTACATCTTGGTTGAAGTTTGCTTCATCCAGCCTGATGTAGCTGTTGAGTACGATGACCTCGAACAGTACCTTCCCTACAAAATTGCTTCCTAGTAATTTTGTAAAAGTGCAATAAATAAAGCTAAGATAGGACCAGTAAATAAATGCTGGTCCTATGCTTTATAAACATAACAGAACAGGGGCACGACTTAAAGTTGTAACAGAATGGGATGAGGGAGATTGGTTCATGGTCGAAGACCAAGACGGTAAAGTCTTCACTGTATATAAAACAGAGCTTATCCCAGATGTACAAGCGACGAAACAAGTCAAAAGTTTACAAGTTAAGGATGCAGCAAAAGGTGATGAACCACGCAAGTTCCCAACTGAAACTCGTTTAAACATCAATGGCGCAACTGCTCAAATGATCGCTGATCATATTAAAGGAGTTGGTATAAAAACAGCCAGAGATATCAAAGATTTGCAATCTTCTTTGTCGGGTGAGAGATTCAACAATCTTGAACAGTTGCGACAGATTTCACGAGTTGATTGGGACTCTGTGTTTGCTGCAGACCTTGTCCGTGTTTGATAAAAGCCCTTCGGGGCTTTTTTAATTTATAATTAAAGGATACGGTTGTGGAACGTGTCACAGTTATCCAACTTTAATAAGAGTCGCATTAGATACCATTTGGGTTACTACATTGTTAGTGTCCCAGCAGGTGACTATGCACGCTTAGAAGAAGCAATGAATTCCGTACCGGATTCAGTGTTTGCAGATAAACTTGTTTATCAAATTGGACGTTGTGATGCAGCTGAACGCAAGACGCAATTAGCTTCTTTTGAAACAGATTTTCAACCACCGAGCACAAGAGTTGAAGGCATTGTTGGAGACGTTGATCGTACGATCCGTTCTAGTAATGTCAAGGAAGCTTTAAAAGTATGGGATGAAGTGTATCTGTATGAGACTAATCGTCTTGCACAGATTCTTTACGTACCTAACTATAAAGATCCTTTCCAGGCACGTTATCGATATGAACGTTCTGGAGCAGAGTTCATCATGGCTCTACCTGGCCCTGCAGATACAGCAGTGGGTGCCAACCTTTACCTCCACGTTAATTACAGATAGTCATGG